CCACTTCCTAATCTAACATCAACCGCTCCAGATACATCTAAAGCATATGCAGGGTCAGTTGTGCCTATACCTACCTTAGCATTAGCACAATCTACAGTCATTACACGAGCTGATGAAGTGTCTTCGAATCCCCACGTATTACTTCTAGAAACTACATCATCCGCTGCTGTAATGTTAACATCATCTGCTGAATATAATTTTAAATCAGATGAAGTTTGGTGAATATAATGAGAGGTGCCATTAAAGTAAATCTTATCTCCAGCACTTCCATCTGTAATAGTAGGACCCATATATAAGGCACCTGAAAGTAAAGTATTACCTCTTACATCTAATTTCTCATTAGGGTCAGTTGTGCCTATACCTACATTACCTGTTTCATCTATACGCATTCGTTCTGTTTGAGTACCTGCACTTGCTGTATAAAATAAAATTTGACCATCATCTTTATTAGTATCATCAGGACCAGTCGCAATCATAACAGTACCTATAGCAGTACCATCCCACTTACCTCTCATTGCCATAGCGTGCGCATCAGCACTTGACCTATCTGAGTCACCAAGTAAAGTAATACCGGTGTTACCAGTATTAGTCATAGTAAGAGTAGCTTCATCCCATTCGAATCTACTTGTTCCTGTTATAGTGTTGGCTGTAGAAGTTCCTACTGCAATTCGGTCTTCTGCTATCGAACCACCGATTGTTCCTGTTGCAGCAGCTACCCATTTTAAACCAGTCGTTTCAGAAGAATCTGCTGTTAATATATAATCGTTTGTTCCTACAGGTAAGCGTGCATTAGTAGTACTATAAACCCATATATCACCTTTTGTTGTTAATGGAGAAGAAGTTCCTCCTCCTGCTAAATGTGAAAGGTCAACAGTAACATTATTAGTTCCTTTGACCGCTAAAGTAAGGACATCATTGGAATCATCTAAAGTTGCCCCTGTAACATAAAAATTACTTCCTTCTGTTGGAGCGACGGCCTTGATACGTCTATTACCCACTGCATTGTGGGCAAAACTCTTAAGTACTTTAGTATATCGTGCCATCTATTCACCATAAAAATGTTGGGGAGATTAGGGTTCTCCCCGAACCCTTTTTAGAAAAAATTATTCAATAACTTTAACTAATGATGATTTGACCTGCTTCAGGTCTAACTACCTTCAAACCATATCTCATGGACATGTAAGAGCCGATAATTCCGAATCCGGGATTAGCTTCTTCTACAGTCAATGGACGTCTCTCGACGTAAGCCATTGGCTTGCTTGAAAGGTCGAAAACTCCCATACGGTCCTTTGGGACCCAAGGGTTAACGATTACGTTAAGACCATACAACTGACCAACAAGTCCACCTGAAGCCAACATGTTACTGAATGGGTTATTAGCTGGGTCTGTCGGCATCACATTAGCACCACTTACTGCTGTAACTGATGATGTATTAGTGAAAACACTTGCGAAATCTGCCAATTTCAATACGTTTTCGTAGTGAGATGGAGACATAAACAAGTGTGTTGCGTTATATCCTAGCTTACTCATTCGACTAACTGCTGCTGATATATCTTGTAATGCTATTGAACTCTCTCCTGTGGAGGTACATGCGTTATAAGAATTACAGGCTTGAAGTGCGGTTAATCCTTGGTCGGCGTAATCATCTAATCTTCCATCAAATGTTGCACCAGTTCCAAAGAATCCACCTTGCGGATTAGTTGCGAAGGTCGTGATTGCGGACTCAGCTGTTGAAGCTGTTATAGCTACGGTTCCAAGAGTTGCGTCTGCTGCATCATTACCAAAAATTACTTTTGTAACGTGAGCAGTTAAATGACGGTCAACGGCTCTGCGAGCTTCGTTTAATGCCATCTCAACTTCATTGAATCTTGAATCTTCAATCATTCTGCGGGTAACACCTACTGCAAGTCCCCACTCTTTAACTGCGACTCTCTCGGAGCGTAGTTTAGTGTGTTGGTATTGCGGAGTGTTTCCTTCATCTATTTGTTCCATCGCCATTGATGGTTTTGCGAAAGTGATATCAATATCACCGCCTGTATCTGTGGTCATCGGGTCAGCGAAGAATTGCATTACTGGAAGGTCTGCGACTCTGTAGTCCATCAAAGCTTCTTTATAATCAATAAGTACTCTTTCTCCGTTGTTCGTTGAACCAGAATTTAGGCTAGTTAGTATACCGGGTGTTGCGTCGACCATTTAATCACCTTGTTAGAACAGGCCTTAAAGCTGCTGCTCCTCCTGTGTCATTACCTAGCATGACTGCTACTCCTGCATCAGCTGTAGTTCCGGCCTTTAAATCTCCGGAAGCTTCTACTTGTAACAAAGCACCGCTTGCGGCTGTGCCTGATACTAAAGCGTTAAGTACAACGCCTTTACCTGTTATTACTGAGCAATTTGCTCCTGATGCGGCATCTGTAAACATGAATCCAATAACGTTAGTAGCCGCAGCTCCTGCTGGGTCTACTTCTCCGTCTGCACTCATGATAACAGCTTCTCCACCTGATAGGGCGGCTCCAGCTATAAAAGGAAGAATCCTTGCTGGTGCACCACCGTCGTTTACTAATATTTCTGTTGCCATATTTATTTACCTCTGTAGTATTCTGGGTCTAATCTAATAGCTCCTTTAACTACTTTCATACCGAATTCTCTTTTGGTTTCTGGTACTTCACCCTCGTCGGCTGATTTACCTTTTCCGAAAGACCTTTCGATTTCTTGTGCGGGCTCTGGCATTGCTGCTAGAGCATCGCTAAATCCAGTCAATCTGGATTCATCCCATGCAGATAGTTCCTCTACACGCGCATCCTTCTTGGTTTCTTCGATTGTACCGAATAAAACCTCTCGGGATATAATTGCTTCTACTGTTTCAGCTTTCTTAGCTTCTGCTTCTTTTGCGGCTCTCTCTTCTGCGGCTGCTTTGAATGAGTCTAACTCTTTCATAGCTGCTTTAAATTCAGATTCGATTTCCTTTTTAGATGCTTCTGCTGCTTCAAGCTGTGAACGTAATGAAGCGAACTCGCGTTCGACAATGTTCTCTGCCTCGGATTTTACAGTTGTTTCTTTAATATCTTCTGACATTTTTTCTACCTCTGTTTTCCCGTCTTCACAGCCACATTTACCTTCGTGGCCACCACAACCACAGTCGTGGTCGTCGTCGGGTTCTTGTGTCTTACATTCCTTTCCTTCTCCATCTATTGTGCATTCTTTGCAGACGGGGTCCATTTTTTCATTGTCAATGAAACTTACCTCTGTGGGACGAATGTTAGTGGCATAAGTGTCACCCATCACATCAATATCGTTGGAAAACCAATCAATACTAACATGAGTCATGTCCCCTTCCTTGACTTTATCCATCACTTCTTGACCACGGCCATGTTTATTAGATACTGTTGCCAACATCTTAACTGCGGTCTTTCCATTATCCATCTCGATTAGCTCAGGCTTCGTTGCCATGCCGATAAGGTCCTCAGCTGTTCTTTGATGGTCAATATAAATCGGGAGTTCTGAAAACTTCTCTAGGTTGTCTTTCAACATACCTCCTTCAATATAAACTTTATGTTCTTCTCCTTCTGCCTCATATTCATGAGGTCCGGATGTAATAGCGATTACGGGAAACTCTACAGATTCGACTCCCTCTTCGCTTGTAAATATCATTTGTTCACTATCAGCTACTGATAATGCAAATGAACGACGAACTGGCTCAGTGTCTTTGCCTTCTGCAAATTCCCGCTCTACGCCATTCTCTTGAGCCCACATGCTACACATGCCAGCTGCAATCTCTTCAGGGTTATCAAAACCCCTCTTCTTCAGGTTACTTTTAGTATTCATCATACATTTTTCGAATGTCATTTTCTGTCTCCTGTTGCGTTTGCGGAGGGTTTATTACCCCTGTTCTGTGCTCTAGCGGATTCTTCTTTCTTATCTTGATTCTTTCCACCAGAGATGTTTGCATTCTTATCACTCTGTTCTTCTTTGATTGGTGATGCCTTGATATCTTCAGAAGTTTCCATATCTAATTCTGCAACTCCTTCAGGGTCAAGACCTCTCTCCTCTCTAACTTCACCGGGTGATAACACACCTTCAGACAGATATATCATATCAGTCTTAGCTTTAGTGAATGCGTCGTTAACATTAATTTGCCTAAACTTAAACTTTGCTTCGCCACTTTCTAATTGTGGCATTAATTGGGAATTAAGTGCTCCCTCTACCATAGTCTGTAAATATCTAACGTATGGTTCAAATATTGGACGTGCTCGCTCTGGCTCAGTCCACATTGTTCTTGGAACTTTAAGTGCCATATGTATTTTATCAAGTATGTCGTCAGTATACTTTCCATACTCAAATGCTCTTTGTGTTCCTTGTAGCTCTTTTATTTGTATGTCGTTACCATGAATAATGTCTTCACCGGGAGCTAAAGTATTAAATGCATCGACTATCTCATTGATTTTGTCTGGACCATAAGGCATATCAGGTAAACCAGCACTTACATCAAATCTACTTGATGCATATTTATTTAATGCTGCTCCTATATCTCTTTCTGCATAATCTTTTAAATCAACTAGATATAAAATAGGATGTATATCAGATAACCCATAAGCTAAATCGTCAAATGAATTATTATTTAGTTGTATTATCTCATCCTCTTCAAATCTCACATCTTCCTTTTTATCTCCTACTTTTTGGTAGTAATACATTACTTGCCCATGCTCGTTCCTTTTAACAAACATGTTCTGACTAGAACGTAAGACTAGATTATCTCCAGTCCATTCTAGGTATCCAGTACCAAAAATTCTTGCATTTCTCAACCACCCGTATAATATATTCTCAAGATTAATATCTCGAAACATTTCTTCTAATTCTTCTCGAAGGTCTTCATCATCTGTTACTATGTCAAAATTATCTTTAACAGCATACAAACATGGTAAATCTATCAGGGTTCTTATTATAGGGTCGGAAAGATATACATCTTGATAAGTTCTATTCTTACCAATATGTGGTTCGTAGTCTTTTTCCTGACCTACACTAAACCCGCGATTAATTTTAAGACGTTGTATTACTCCTTCACCGTAACTTCGGGGGTCGTCTTTCTTGTACGAAGGATTACTTCCAATGGATGCAAACCTACGTCTAACATTATCTATAAACGACATGGCTTTTAATAATTAAACTTAATGAGTATATAAAGTTTTTGTTAGATTCCACGTAAGCTGTGCTTATTTAGGCGAGCTTTTCGTTGAGTTGTACCAAAAATAGGTCTTCCGGAGTTGTTTCTGTACTCTCGTGACGTCTTATTTATTTTTCTTGATACAACACTCTGGCTGAAGTTACCAGTCATAGGTAACATACTCAAAGTAGCATGTATACCCATCGCAGAACTATCACAATAATCGTCATGCCTACCTGAAGGTGCCGCTATCTTCTCTGTCTTATTAGCAGCATCCATAGTATATTCTAAATCTATATGTTCTTTTGTCCATTTATGTACTAATTTAGCCATATCTGGTGTTAAATTTTCTGGATTTGGTACTCTTACTCTTCCTTGTTGGATATATGAGACGAAATCCCTATACATTTGCGTTTTAGTACCCTTAGGACCACCCGTAAAAATGAAAGGAACGAAATGAACACCAGCATCTAAGCACGCCAACCGTAAATCATGTTCAACCGCCCCACCAATCCCAGTACAATCAACAATAAGACGAGAAGCCCCAAGCTGATTGGTAACATCCATAATACGTTGACGTTGGTATGGAATATCGTGTCCACCAGTTCTGGCATTAATCTCTTCAATGTAAACAAGCCGTGCGATATTTTGTGTGTCAGATTTATCAAGGGACCATGCACTAATAACAGTAGAGTTAACAGATTTGCCGATGTCAACACCAACAGTAATATTGCCTCCTCTCGACTGTCCATCCCCATCCAGTCTATTAATTTCGTAATCATCATAACATCCTTTTATTTTTTCTGGATTAAATACGTTCGATACCGACTCTACAAACTCACATTCATATTCTGTCCTCCAGTAGATAGAATCTTCCCCCCATTCAGTCATTTTATCAAGCATTTCTTCTTCAGTATAAGGTGCTGAATAAGCATCTCCCTTTTTCACTGCATCTCTCCATGTATAATGTAATCGAGTAAAGGTATCTGCGTACCCATCATCGTATAAATATCTCCACATATGGTTGTCTTTTGACTTTGGTGTACCTAAATTTATGAACGGGGCCTTATTTGAAACTATCGCTGGTTCTACGTTATCTATAAACAATTTATCATCAATAAGTGGAGATTCGTCAACAACTAAGAACGTAGGGTGTTGTCCTCGTATGGCCTGTCCTTGGTTACTTGGCGCCAATGGAGCCCTTCTCATTATAGTGCCCCCCTTAAGTGTTATGTTGGGCTTGTTATGGAAGCGATAATTCTTAACTAAGCCATTTAAAAAACTATTATCAGCGAAATGTCTATAAACATAGTTAAAAATTAAAGCCGCTTGGTCTTCTGTAGGAGCTAGTATAAATACTAAATCCCTAAATCTATTAAAAAACATATATATAGTGACTGCTATAGATAAAGCAAAGGATTTTCCACTTCCCCGTGGGGCTAAAATCGCTAATTTCTTCTGTTTATCGTCGTCTCTATCTGTTAAACACTCTAGAACTATATCTTCTTGGAGTGGTCTTATGCGTAAAGGTCTCTGTTTACCATCAATTAGGTATGCACTACAGAAGGCACGCACTAATTTACGCATTTTATCCTTGTCTTTTCTACATTTATTAAAAACTTCTTCTAAATGTATTGAATCTAATCCACCTTTACCTGTCAGAATCTTCTTTAGGTGGGTTTGGTCTGTCATCATTTGTTAATTCCTCTAAGAATGCACCGAAGTTCTCGGTACTTTTTTCCATTTCAGTTGGTACTTCGATATTTAAAGCTCTAAATTCAGTATGTATGTCACGAACTATTTGATTTCTTTGTCGCAATAGCTCTGTTCTAGCGTTAACATCCCGAACACATATAAGAATTTCTTCCCAAAGCACGTCTTCAAGCGCAAGATTGCGCGCCAGAAGGCGGACAAGCTCTTTATGTCGACCATATTCAGCTTCTCCTACCCTCTGCCTTAATCTTTGCTCGTATTTCTCTACGTTCAAAGTGCTTTGCCTTCATCAAGGGCTGCCTTGACTTTGGTCTTTACTAAGTCAGCAAGTTCATCATCCTTTTCATCCCAAGCTGTAATTAAAACATTACGGACTAAGGAGTCTTTGATGTGCTTCTGTGCTGTCTCATCAAGCTTATCAAAAGCTTTCATCTGGGCTTTTGTTAGATTTTTATCTAGCATCTCCATTAACTCAGCTTCATTGTTCTTAATGTATTTAAAAACTAATTCTTTAACTGCTGGTACGGTATAAGCGACGTATGCGCCTAATCCTAATACTATAGCAACTAATGCCATAAGTAGTGGTTCATCCATTATTATGTCTAACATTCCAGACTCTTCTACAGTGTCTATGATTGCACTGAGGTTTCCCTCGTTGGTATCATTTCCAGCTGTTTCATTGTTTGTATTATTCATATGTTGATATCTCCATATTTGGGACTCTCACAAGGCACTTGCGATAAGTATCCTGTGATGCCATGGCCCTACTGCGAGAGCCCATACATATTTAGAATAGCGGCCTATATAAAGCTTCCTTTATTCGCCGTATTCTATTGATGCGTCTGCGTCCGTAGTGCGTATTTTCTTAATGAAATTTACATTAGGGGTATTAACATCATTGTTATCATCTGTTGCTATTTCGTTAACACCTTCTAATCTTCTGAGTTTAAACTCTTTACCTACGTATATACCTTTTACTGGTTCTTCTGCCATATTTTATCTCCTTATTTTTTAGTCTCCATCTTGTGTTCTTGTTCTTGTGCCTTAGCTTCTATCATTTGTGCTTGTTTCTGAGCATGGTCATTATAATCTATAACGGCCTGTGCTTTTACTTTATAGAATGCTGTCTTCTCAGCTTGTTCTTGTTTCCATACATCTAAGGCATCTTTAATAATAAGAAGGGCTGGCCCTCCTAATATAGCTATTAAAGTTGTATATCCTTCAATCTGGTCGAGAACGGATGAGTCATTAAGTCCGCTATGTATAACGAACCCAGCAAAACCAACCCAAAGTAAAACTAATGGTACAGCAATCATGAACATAAAGATGTCGTTGAAGGTTACTCCTTCGCTTGTCCTTTTGTCGTTACTCATTTGTGTTATCTCCTTCTTTACTTTTTTTTTCGGTGTGGGAATTGGTTGTCTGTTTATATGTGGTACTCCTTTTAATGCTTGGCGTGCAAATTTTATGAGTACCCCTAGAAAGAGCATGATAGACATTCCAGCTAATATAATTGCTAATATCTCTAATATTTCTATCCACTCAATCACTCCTCCTCACCTTCGTAGTTTTCTTTAAAGTTATTCATTTGGTA